AGGACATTTTTCCACGCGGTGAATCAACATCCTTGACACCAGCATCTTCTGGTCGCTTAACATAAGGGAGGTCCCTATTGTTTCTTCTTCCCATTTCGTTGATATATCTTTCAACTGTTCTAGGAGAAATGCCAAACTTACGGGCCACCTCTTCATACGCCCGTGCTGTGTTTTTGTTTTTTGAAATGGTATTAAAGCGGTCAAATACCTCTTCCGCCATATCCATATCGACTGGACGTTGCTCCTTAGGGAATCTTCTACCGTCCGACATTCTGCCAACTGGGCTAGTTGAAGCCCTCTGTGGGGTTCTTTGCGGAACTCTTTCAGGAACTCTTTGTGGGTCTCGTCGTGGTACGGGGACTGGCTCTCTTTCGGGTACGCGTGGTGGCGCAGGAGTTGGCCGTGGAACTCTTTCGGGCTCCCTTTGAGGCCAACGCTCAGGAACCTTGTCTGGTTCTTTTTGGGGTGTACGTTCTGGAACCTTGTCTGGTTTTCTTTCTGGAACTGTTGCTGGTCTTGCCGGTTTTATTGCTGGCTTCGCTGGTTGTATTTCTGGGATTTCTTCTGGTACTTCAACTGGTCTTGGTACAGCTGGCATGTCTGCTTCGCCAGGTCTCTTAGCGCGTCTTGGTTTAGATGCGCCCCTCTTGCCTCTTGACTTTGGTGCTTTTGGGATACCAAAATCACTCCCTGGTGTTGGGTCAATTACGCCGCGCCCTCTGTTTATCGTTGATATGCCCTCAAGAACATACGGGTCACTATCAGCGTTGCGAGCAGTCCACGCATTCATGTTTCTTGGAGTTTTTCCGATTGCAGTGCCAATAGCTTTCTGCTCAAAAACATTTAGTACATTAGAAAGAGCCTCGTAACCATCAGCGCTTACATTGTTGATATCCGGAATGACAATTCCATTTTCGAGAACTTTTACTTCAAATTCGTGATACTGGGCAATTGGGTTAATCATTTCAAAAGCAGAAATTTTTTCGCTGTTATCTTCTGGAACTAGGATTAGGTGTTCTCCTGCATTTGAAGATTTAAATTCTTCTAGCGTGCTCAGCTGTTTTGTTACAGAACAAGAACTTTCCCCTTTTGCGCAATCGTCGCAGCATGCGTCATGTGGAACTGCAGCCAAAGACATTGCGTCGTACAAGCTACCTCCAACTGGACTCATTGCAATAGTCATTGCGTTAGAAACACCGCTGTCACCAACCCTGCTTCCATTTGAGCCGTTAACCGGAATGTAGACGGTTTCTGGTTTTACTTGTTGCGCCGTTCCGAACATGAACTCGTCACCATCAAAGTGGTAAGCGACTCTTAGTGTCTCAACAGACTGGCCGGCACCCATCTCAAAAATTGCAATGTCGTTATCGGCATTAACAAGTCTCACCGCTCCGCCAAAGTGTGAAGCAAGTGCTCTTGTGAGGTCGGCAGCTCTTCCAACTACGGAGTTTTCTGCACTGTTCATTGCCTCGTAAATTGCGTTTACATGGTTCTTTGTTTCCGAGTTTTCGCTGTCATCTTTTTTCTTTGTATTGCTATAACGCTCAAGAAGTCTTCTTCCTTTTGCAGCAAGTTTTGCAGCGTCTTCCATATTCTTTGGAACTGGCTCACCCCATGCAGCCGCCGAAAGAGCAAGTCTTGTTGGTTCTCCATTTGGTTTCTTCATTGGGCCAGATGGGTTTGTAAAAAATCTTGTGAGGAATGAACCCTTGCGGCGCATCTTTTCTGGTGTGTCAGCTGGACCCTTAACGCCAGGCTTTAGATTTGCGCCTTCTGTTCTCTTGAAATGAGCACGACCGGCTGCTGTCAAACCGCCCTTTGGGTCTCTTAGTGGTTGACGCTTTACGTCTATTCCATCTTTGTTTTCGTTAACAGCTTCATCCGATTTAATTGAGATAGTGCCTGTCAGCTGGTTGGCTCCATGAAGAACTGGAGAAACCTCGTACAGCTCAACTTCTTTCAAAAGGTTTGCTTGCTGGGTTGGGTCAAAGACTGCATCAAGAGTTTTGTAGCCTATTGACCACTCCTGCTCAAGACCAAAGAATGACACATTTGCAAATGCCTCACGGCCTCTTTCGGCTTTGAGATTAAATTGGACTCTTGCATAAAGGCCACCTATTCCGGCTTTTCTCATCTTTGCTGGAAGACGAGGGTCGTTTGGACCAACTTCATAGATTTCCAAAACTTTGCCGATTGGCTCATTCCAATTGTGACCCCATACGACCCGGGGCTTTCTTCTTTTCAAAGAATTTGTAAAGCACCCTGGGAGGCAAATATCGCCAACAGAGTCCTTATTCCCAACACCAGCAGCAAAGCACTCGACTATGCCGAGAGCTTCGTCAATGTTGAATTGCCCTGTTAGGGACTTATATTCGTAGTCTGCGTCTGTTTCGTGTGTGTTAGTCATGTTCACCTAGTCATCAATGATAAACGAGTTGTTTCTGTTTTTGTGAAGCTTTTTATTTTGTTTATATAAAGTGAGTATGTTTGTATAAACTAGTCTTTATCAAAACGTAGTCTGCACCTGCAGTTGATTGTTAGGTGCGGTGGAGCAAATGGGTCGCCAGGGAACCTCAAAAGATTTCCGCCCATATCAAATGCCTCCAAAACACCAACGGATTTTCCGTGCAAACCAGCATGCTCTGGTCTAACTTTTGGGTCTTTTTCCGTAATCCATGTTTTGGTCATTGCCCCAATTGAGCGTCCTGACAGATATGTTCCAGCGTTGTAGGCAGTTTGCCCTTCATGCTCGGCTATAAGTCTCTTTCTCTTCATTAAGAGATTTATAAAAATTGCAGCGAGAGCGGCTTTTAACATTCCGATTTTGTCTTCTTCTTCGGACATTGAGGAGGCTACGAGTACGGCTGCTGCTACTTCTGAAGCTGTTGTTGAATTAACATTTTCCATTCTCTCCATCTGAGAGTCAAGGTGTTCTTTAACTGCATCATCATCCATTTCAGCTTGCATTGATGCCTCCTGCGAGACAACGCTTGATGCGTCGTTCATTATTCCGCTGAGTATCGGTCTTATGTCTTCGTTTAGTTGTTTATTCCAGACAGCAAGGTCAAATATTGATTCTGGGTCAAGAGCTTTGGATTCTATGTTTTTTCTAGCTTTGCTTCCAGCGGCTTTTTCCATTATTACTCGTTGTTGTCTTTCAAAAAATCTTTCGAGTGAAGCGTCAAGAATCTCAATCCACCTGTCTGATGACTCCTCTGCCTTTACATCCCACTCATCAAGAACATAACTATTTATTCCAGAGGAGCCCTCTTTTGTCTGAGGCCCACCCATTGACGCAGCTTGCTGTGCGGCAATTGCTTCCGCACTCAGGGCGGCGGACATTCCCTCTGATGGTCCAGCGGAAGGAGCAGCTTGAGGTCCGTATGAGGGAATGGGAATTTCTTGAGGTGTTGCTGGTGCTCCGGGAGCAGGTGGCATACCAGGGACTGGTGGCATTCCAGGAACTGGAGCTCCACCTCCCATCATGTCAAGTTGCCCTTGTTGTTGCGGTTCAAACTTCTTGTTCGTGTAACCAATTGGTGTCAAGTTCGGATTAGCAAGCATTGCGTCCATCAGCTCAGAGTCAATTTTTCCTCTGCCGGCACCTTCTCTATATTCGTTGCCACTTATTAAACCGCTTTGATATTCGTTTAACAAATATCTGTCTCGTTCTTGCTTGTACAGAACCAAAACGGGAACATCGGTAACGTCAAAGTCAACATAGTACTTTGTATGAAGCTCATCTAATCCACGAGCCAATGTCTCTAGGTGTGGGAGCATCGTTTCATTCCAAAAAACTTTATGTTCTTCCGCAGCGTTGCTGAATGTTCTGCCGGATGCGTTTCCGATTACTGATTCAGGCACGCCAAACGCTGCAAGTATTTCTTCTTTTTGTATCTGTCTCATTTGCACGTAATTTGCATCACGCGGAGACTGCCCTGTATCAACAAAATCAACACCTTCGTCGGATGACACGACAGTTACTGCACCAGCCCTATTGATGTTTCCCCTAAAACGACTTCTTAGTTCATCTTTATCATCGTCGTCGATTTCTCCTCTGACGACAAGAAGGCCACCTGGTCTGCCGTCATTAAGTAAAAAGTTTCTGTTGTAAATCTTGGAAAGATTTTCAATTTCGATTGCAATTCCAGCAGCTTCCATTGGAGTCAATGAGAGGTATGGGTCAAGTGGGTGTGGTTTTCTAATCCACACAACATCTTCTGGCTTCAATATAATTTTTGTTCCATTACGCATATCAACTTCAAAACCAGAAACAAACTTTCTTGGGTCTGGTATTGGGGCTGTGTGTTGTGGTGGCAAAAGCTGTAGAGCAATTAGTTGACCATCTCTGCCTCTTACTTTTTCAATGAATGCACCACGGGATGACATGAGCAATTGAGACGAAAGTCTGTATCTAAAAACGAATGAGTTCTCACCCATATTTGACTTGGTGTTCAGCAAGTTGAGAATGCTCTCATCTGACTCTCTAATAATTTTTCCGGTTGGGCTATTGTTCTCTCGCAAGATGGCTGGAAGTCTTGATTGGTTTCCCGCAATCGCATCAATGCATCTATTAACCCAAGTTACCTTTTGGAAGCCTTCACGGTAGGCTCTTTCAATGTCCCACGAGTCCCTGTAGGGCTTACCAGCCATTGACGGATTGAAGGCAACTGGTGCTCCTGGTCCAAGCGCAGATTTTTGCTGTGATTGGTTAATTGACTTATTTTGCGACGAATTCCAAGCCATTATGTACTTTTACTCCATCCCAAGTAATATTCCGACTGCACCACAAGCAACACCAAAAGCAATAAAACCAGCTGGTGGCCATATCAAAAATGTTCCTACGCTCACAAACAGTATAAATGAAGCAATCAGTATGTTGGCGATGGTTGTCCTTTTAGTCAATTTTGAGAAGAAACGGCGGAGTGTGTTTGTCATTTTTTGTAACTTTTTTTCGCTAGGATTATTTTGTGCCACAGTATTCTAAACTTAGCACGACTAATCGATTTGGACAAGAATGACTAACTGGCAAAAAGTTTTAGAATACCTAGAACCAAGAAAACCGCATTTTTGCCCTGAAACACCGTCTATTACGCAAAAAGTGTTTCTCAGAACATATGCGTTGGAAGCATTTTTTGGTGGAGCTGCTGGGGGTGGAAAGAGCAGCGCTTTGTTGATGTCTGCGATGCAGTATGTAGACGTCCCTGGATATTCTGCGATTCTCTTCCGGCGCACATACGCCGACTTGTCGCTTCCTGGAGCATTGATGGACAGATTCAAGTCCTGGGTTGGCGGAGTTGAGGAAATAAGCTGGAACAACAATACATATGTAGCTACATTTCCATCTGGTGCCAGAATATCCTTTGGTTATCTGAATAACACGAATGACTACCTCCGCTACAAAGGTTCGGAATTCCAATTTATAGGAATGGATGAGGTTACGGAAATTAGAGAATCCGACTACAGATACCTGTTCTCCCGACTCAGAAGACCAAAAAGCGGTGAGCTTTCAAAAGTTCCACTGAGGATGCGTTCAGCTTCAAACCCAGCCCCCAACTGGGTAAGGCAGAGATTCATTGTTGAAGGGGTCGAGACAGGGAGAATCTTTGTGCCCTCGTTGCTCACCGACAACCCTGGAATTGACCCTGAGTCGTACAGACAGGCTCTGGCTGCTCTTGACCCAATCGAAAGAAGAAGGCTAGAAGAGGGAGACTGGTGGGCGACAACCCTTGGAAGCCTTTTTGATAGAACTTCATTTGTGATAATTGACCAATCTGAAGTTCCTCCAGTCGGGGGGAATGCTCGAGCGGTTAGATTCTGGGACCTTGCAGCCACGGAGCCTTCTGGCAGTAATCCGAATCCAGACTGGACGGTGGGCACGCTTGTCTTATACGATTCCGGCGTTGCTTATGTTCTTGATGTAAAAAAAGCAAGAGTGAAGGGCGACAAGGTTGAGCAGCTAATTTCCCAAACAGCTGCGGAAGATGGGCCAAATGTATCGGTGAGAATGGAGCAAGAACCAGGCTCGTCTGGAAAAGCACTCGTTGACCAATACGCAAGATACATACTTCCAGGTTACGACTTCATGGGTATTCGTTCTACTGGAGACAAGCTCACAAGGGCTCGGCCATTTGCCGCAGCTGTCGCAAACGGGAATGTGAGGGTTGTTCGTGGACCATGGCTGAGCGATTGGCTTGATGAAATGTCATCCTTCCCTGAAGCGTGTGACCATGATGACCAAGTCGACTCTGCTGTTGGAGCTTTTACATTTTTAGCTGGTTTAGGCTTGCCTTATCGCCGCCCTACCAGTATCATCATCTAACACAGATTACACCCCTATTAAAAAGAGGAAAAATGGATACTGAAGTTATTTTCAATGCAGAGCAGTTGGCCGTTCAAGTTTCGGAAATATCAAAGAAACTTATGGACGCTGATAGAAACTTTTCTGCTGCCAGAGAACAAGATGTGGATATTGAGGAATTGTGCGAATCGCTTAAGATTTTAAATTTCCTCAAGCAAGAATTTTCTTCTGTTTACGACACGGCCGCAAAGATAGTTGCAGACAAGATGGGCTCTCTACCTATGATTTCCCTAGGTGACGGAACCACTATTGAAAAGAAATCAGGTAGTGACCGCAAGTCTTGGGACCATGATGCGTTGGCGTCAATTGTTACACGCAGGCTTGTTGAGATGTCAACGGACCTTGACTCAGGTGAAATGAATGCGACCATTGACGACATCGCTTCTCAACTGCTACGTTTTGTTCAACCCTCTTACTGGCGCATAAAAGAATTGTCAAAAATTGGAGTTAACGCAGACAATTATTGTCAGGTTTCAGACGAAGTAAAAACAAGCATAATTATCCGAAAGGCAAAATAATGAACAACGAAATTTATCACCTCCTATCAGAGCCATTCCCACAGGAAATGGAACGAAGCCTAAACAAAGGCGGAGCATCACTTACATACATCCCGGTTAGTGAAGTGGTCAACAGGATGAACAAGGTGATTGGAGTTGGGAACTGGTCGCTAAAAGTTCAAAACTTTTCAGAAATTGGCGATTCTGTTGTTGCGCATGTGACAGTCATTGCCACGATTGATGGCAACGAGGTGACTAGGGACGGTGTTGGTGGCCAAAAAATAAAACGCATCAAAGCAACTGGTCTTGCTGTTGACTACGGCGACGAAGTAAAGGGAGCCGTTTCCGACGCATTCAAAAAAGCAGTTCAAACATTTGGCATTGGCTTATATCTTGCTCGCAGCGAAGACGCAATCGAGATTGAACAGGTAATGGATGCTGAGATTTCTCGCCCTGTAGAACCTGTTGATACAGAAAAGCTTGAGATGTGGAACACATTCATGTCAGTAACAAAGAAGATGACACCAGAACAAAAAGCAACTCTTCGCAAAGACTGGGAGACATATAGCAACAACGCTCCAGTCCCAAGCAATGCGGCCAGTGTTACCAATGAGCAAATGGTGTTTCTCCTTGAAACCGTTGTAAAAATTGAATTCAACGGACAGGTTCAATCGGGTGCACAGTGACCAATACTGCTGATTTGCCATATGAGTTGCCCCCATACCTATCACCATCGTCAATATCGACATATGTTCAATGTCCTTTAAAGTACAAATACTCCAGGGTCAACAAGCTCTCTGAACCTCCAACAGAAGCGACCCTGATGGGTAATTTTGTGCACGATGTTCTTGAGTACTTCTACTTAAACATTGAGGCAGAGAGCAGGAACATTGCTTCACTTAAAAGTGTTAGTTCTTCTATTTGGGCAAGCGGGGGTTGGGCTGAAAAAGTCTCGCCGTTCATCAAGGATGGGTTGAATACTTTTAGATGGAACTCGTGGTGGTGTCTAGAGAACATTTTTAAAGTTGAATCACCAATTGATGTGGTGCCGGCTGGAGTGGAAACTGAACTCAACGGAAGCATTGGTGGATTTCAGATTAAGGGATACATCGATAGATGGTCAACCCTAGATGGGTTAACAACAATCTCCGATTACAAAACAGGGAAGACCCCCAAGGCTAGGTATGTTGGAGATAAGTTCACACAGCTGCTGATTTACGCAATAGTTTTAGCGGACACAAAAGATGTAGAGATAGACCTGGTTGAACTTTTGTACCTAAAAGACGGAACTAAGTTTTCTCAAAAATTTACAGAAAAAGACGCTGGGACCGTATCCGTTATGGTTGAAGATGTTGGCACCAAAATCAAAAATTCTTTTGATACAAATCAGTGGGAAGCAATACCTGCCGTGCTTTGCAACTGGTGTTACTTCAAGCGAGACCTATGTGAATATTGGAATAAAAAATAAGGAGACAAAGTGAGTACTGGTCATTACATGATGAGCGATGACGCATTTGCACACCTGGTTGCACAGGACATAAAAAATAAAGTCAACGATAAACAGCGTGAGTTTTTGCGCGAATCACAAAATGTGGGCAGGTGGGCGAGATGCCTAGATGCTCTCCTTTCAAATCTCAATGAACAGATTGAGGACATTGACGCAGACATAGCCTCAGATACGGAGCAGTATTCTGCGCTCGGAGAAGATGGCACCGCCCTACTCGCAGAAGCAACTCATTATTACCTTGGGCAAAAACGAAAGATTGAAAAATTCAAAGGTTATGTTTCACGAAAAATAAATGAGGTTGCCGAGCTTGTTTCAATGCTTGAAAACGGAGTCTCATCTGATGACGACATACTTGTTATTTGCAGACAAGCTATAATCAGGCACAGGAAAGAACTAAACGAAAACGACATTGAACCGACTCCGTACGATGAAGCCCTGTGGGCCGCCCTGGATGGCCAATGGAATTTTGAAGAAATTGACTACGACGGGGCCAACCTAATTGAGATATAGGTCAAGCAAAAAAGAAAAAGAGTATGCTGAGCGGAGGAAGCTGGTCGTAAAGCTTCTTGAGGAGAAACCCTACTGTGAGGCATGCCCCGTTTTTGCTGAACACGACGGCAAGAAGATGTACCAGCGAAACATGTCTTCTGATTTGCATGAGCTAAAACGACGCTCTCAGGGTGGCTCGATTCTTGATGAAGACAACATAATCTGCGTTTGCAGACCGTGCCACACTAGAATAGGAAACTACCCTCAACTAGCTTTTGATTTGGGATTAGCGAAACATGGCTGGGAAGATTAAAATCCAGCTGTTTTTAGGGTAAAAAAAAGCACCTCACCCATATCGGATGAGGTGCTTTTTATAATTAAAGCTTATTTAGCTCTCAACAGTGAATGCTACTGTCATGTTTGAACCCGCAGTGCTCGAACCAACAGCCGATACATCAAGACTCACCAAATCGCCTTCTGCGAATTGGACTGTGCTTGTTGAAACAGCAGTTCCACCAGACGAAGCCACCGAGGA